CACGAATAAGGACGGGAATAACCATCCCCGCCCTGATGCCTGTGATGCCCATTGACTCAATCGTCAATGTCTGCAAAACACGGTTGTAATATTTAAGATATGCCTGACACAGTTGGTCTATCTGCGCTTCGTTCTGGTTTTTATCCACCTTGTCGTAATACTGCAACAGACCCCATTTTTTAATACTGTCCGTATCCTCATGGATGTATACGTCTGTGCGCCCGGTGTCCTGATTCGGTCTGACCAACTTAATGCGGTTGTAGGTTTCGGAATCAATGTCCCGCTTGTAATCGTAATCGGTCATCATGGAATCGTCCCCGATAACGCCCGTTGTTATCAGGTCTTTCACTTCCCGCAGGACAAGCGTTCCCGCTTCATCGTAGAAGCAGAAAATCTTGCCCGTCTGGTAGATGACCGTTGAGAGCGCATCGAAGATGATGTCCATGCAGGACTCGTTTTCCTTGACCAATGAGGGGAACGTATAGCCTGTAGCCGCAAGGTTTCCCACCTTCAGGGAGAAGTCTGCGGCGATTTCCAGAATGATCTGCTCAAGCGTTACATTTTCCCATGAGTACGAAGCATTAGCTTTTAAATACCTGATTTGGTCATACGCCGTATAACTGACATTGCCGTACCTGTCCCGCTGTGCGGTGAAAATATACCCGCAGAAAACGGGTGTGCCGTTGTCCTTGAAAGTAACCGCAGTTCCTTCGGGAAGCGCAATCCCGCTGTGTTCATGCCCTTTTATGGTCATTTTCCCGGGCGCATCAAAGCGTTTTGTTTCAATATCCACGCTTTCGATGACCTGCGTATAATCAATCATTTTTCCGTCATAGGTGACAGCCGTTAAACTCACCATGCCATCACCCCACAAGAGACACAGAGGACGTTTTAAACCATCCCATGCCCTGCACATAATACGGGGCGTTCCTGCCACTGTCTATGCGTGTCAGGGCGGCGGTATCGCCGTTTGCTGTGCCGATTTCCTGATCCGCTTCGGGGTCGGAATAGTATACGCCGTTCAGCGTGATGGATGCCCCCACGACCATCTGCGGGGAATCCATTTCCCGAACCGTGGTGGTGCTGACCGTTACCCGCTGAGAAAGCGCACCGTCTGCCGCCGTAAGGTTAGCCCCCGGACCTGAAACTGCCGCCGTAGAAGTGCCGCTGACTACGGTCATCTGAGACACGCCATAGGAACGGTATTCCCGGAACGCTATGGAATAGTACAGGTCATCAGGTTCGCCGCCCCTGTCCGTTATCTTCCAGTCAGTGATTAAACACTGCATATTGGTGTCATAGTCGATAGACCGGGCAATAATCAAACGGCATTTCGTGCGGTCTTTCCACGCCCTCTCAAACGCTTTCGCAAGCGTCCGGGGGTTCCTGTAGTTGTGGACATACGGGTCATCATAGCCCGGAAAAAACGAGTTGAACGTGATCTCACGCAGTCCCGGTTTCTGAGGGATAAGGATTTCTCCCACCCCTGCAACCTCTGCTGTTTTGTCAACGTGGGGATGGGACACTTCAATCTCTTCCGGGTTGACAGGAAGGGTGTATTTTTTGCCGCCGATCTTTACATAAATCATCGTATCAGGACTCATTCATACACCCCCTTTTTATGCGTGTGCAACGGATGTCTGCGCCGCCATTTCGGCAATCAGCATCCTCTTCAGTTTGTCTGCGACATCCTGTGCGGAGATATTCCCGGATGCACCTGCCGGGAGCGTTACGTTGATCTCAGGCGCAAGGGTCTTCAGTTCGATATTGTTCATGTACCGCCGTTCAGCCAAATCCCTGTAAATCTTGAGGTCTTCATCCGACAGCTTTACGTTATCGACCTTTTTCACCTTGCCAACGCTTCCCACGTTGCCGCCGCCCGGAACTGTCGTTACTGGGTCACCGCTTCCCCCTGTTGGCGGGTTTCCCCCAGATGCGCCCGCATCTGCTTGATAATTCATTCCGTTGAGCAGGTTTTCAGCCCATTTACTTCCCGAAGCATAGCCGCCCTTGAACGCCTTTACAGGGTCTTGCACTTCGGCACGTTCAAACATCTTCAGCGTAGGGCTGTCGGGTTGCATAGCCGCAAGAGCATCAGCCACACCATCAAGCGAAGCCGCCAAATCTGCACCGACCTCACCGGGAGCGGCAAGTTCACTGACACCGCCGATGTTTACGCCCGGAATCTTGTTGATTGCATCAATCAGTTTATTGATACCGCCGATGGCGATATTCGCACCCTGTACGAAAGCGTTCCCGATTGCCGTTGCCGCCTGTCCTGCGCTTCTGACTATTCCTGCGAACGACCTTACTGCCCCGGATGCGAATTTTATGATTGCTGTCTGAACTGCAAACACGGCTTGCGCCCATGCGTTATAAAGAAACTCAGCGGAAGATATGCCCATATTGGCAATCTCTGCAAGACGGTTCAGAATATAGGCAGACACGCCCGACACGATCCCGGACACAACTATGAACGCAGTGCCAAGGAATCCAACGTGACCGCTTGCATTTATCAGCCCGTTGGACAGATTTCCAAGCCCTTCGCCCACAGCACCGAAGAACCGTCCTGCAATACCTGCGATGATATAGAACGCATTTCCGATTGCACTTATGCCCTGTTCCACTTCGCCGCTGTTGACTGCATCAGACAGCATTTTCCCAATGGGTTGAAACTCCCTTGTAGCAATGTTCTTGATCTCCTGCCCGACATCACCGAAGGTTTTTGGCATCTTGTTGAACTGCTCATTTATTTCGTCAGCAGAATCAAGCATAGCCCGCTTTACGATGTTTGAAGTAACCTGCCCCTGTGACGCAAGTTCCTTCAGTTCACCCAAACTGACACCCATCGACCGGGCTATCCTCTGAGCGATCTGCGGGGCATTACTCATGACGATATTGAGGTCTTGCCCACGCAGAACGCCCGTGGAGAGTGCCTGAGTCAGGTTGTACATGGTGGAAGATATTGCAGTGGCATCAGCACCCGCAATCTTGAACTGTTTGTTCAGCAATTCGGTAAATGCGACCGCTTCTTTCACGCTTGAGAAGGTATCACCCGTCTGCGCTTTCAAACTCGCAACGGTCTGCATCATCCCGATATACGAACCACGGGAACGCTGTGCCGCCTGATAGATAAGGTTTTGCAGTTCCGCTGTGGTCTGTAGCCCGTCATTGATGTTGTTCAACCGTGCCTGTGTCATGGTCAGTTCATCAGACAGGTCAACCGCTTTCTTGATAAGCGTCAGCCCACCAAAAGCCGCAACGAGTTTTCCGATAGTCCCGGTCAACAGTTTTGCGGCTGTGTCTGTCTGCCGTATGGACTGCTCAACGACCCTCTGCGCCTGTGTGTTTTCGTTCAGCGTAATATTGAGGTTCACAGTCTGATTGACCACGCCCCCCATTGCTTTTTCAATATCCCTGAGTGGTGCTGTGGCACGGTCTACCAGTTCATAGACTTCACGAATTCCTGCCATATCACCTCTCCTTTCGTTTCTTCATTTCCTTCATTGCCATCTGCCAACAAAGGGCAATTTCACGGTCTGACATATCGGCAACAACGCTCGGCGGCGTTCCGTGGTTCACGAACATATAGTAGGCAAGCGCACAGTCGGTCGTGAGGTTGTCACCGTCTATCAGTTTTTTGCCTCTTCCTCTTCCTTCAGTTTGGAATCCGGGTCAAAGCCGTTGAACTCCATGATCTCCTGTACAAGTGCGGTGTATTCACCCGCCCGGAGCATCCTTGCAGGGACATCCATAGGGTCAACACAGCCATAAGCCCGGCACATCTCAGCGTCAGCAAAATCAGGCTGTACGGTACAGGCAACGACCATCGCATCCGTGTATGCTTTGCTGTCAAAGACATCCACCTTGTTGCCGTTCACATACTTGCCCTTCGTGTACTTTTTTGTCAGTCGCTGATTCTCTTCCTGAGACATTGGTTTGATCTCAAACGGAACGGGACTGCCGTCCTCGTCCACGAATCGCTTTGAAATCACGACTTTTTTTGTCTCATCAATTTCAACAGGATGTAAAAATGCATTTAAAACGCCCATCTGTTTCCCCCTTATTCAAAAAAATGCGGGAGCCGAAGCCCCCGCCGTGTCAGTTAGTTTCCAAGCGTGTCCGGGTTGTGGAAAGCATTGAGGACTTCCAGATTGGTGTAGGAGAAGGAAACCTCTTCCTCAAGCCACTCTGTGTCTGCGTCCAACATTGAGACCGGGACTTTGGACAGTTTGCAGTTGTAAAGCGCAACGGTCTGAGTTCCGACAGATGCGCTCGGATCATCGTTCGTCACCTGAATCGTGAAGTACGGAAGCCGCCCGGTCTTCAGATAGGTCTGAAGCATTTCGATGAAAAGCGGCGTTCCGTAATAGATGGTCATGGAACCCGTAAGGGTCACGCCTGTGGTCTTTTTCTGAACAAGGGTCGTGCCAACCACCTTAAAATCAGATTCCTGAAATTCTGCGTCAGACTGGAATTTCT